CTGACCACCGCGCTCGATGTAATACTTCAAATGAGTTCCCAAGCTCAACAGGTTGTCACCTGTCAGCGTGGTCCAGTTGAGCAAGGCACGGCACGTACCTAGGAATTGAGAGGTTGAGTATTTAACCCAACCGCCAATTGATTCGACAAACCCGTACCGGAACCGGACGAGGTTTGATACGCGCCAGCCGCCCTCATTCGTATACCCGGTCAGGTCACGAACAATTCCCGGTCGGAACTGTAGCTTTTGAAGCGGCATGGTTAACCTTCAAATGGGGGAGTCATCTGAACAACCGGAGGGTTCTGCTGGTTTGCAATATCTTGCAGCAACGCCTCTTGAAGCTGGGTAACATCGGTCTTGAGACTGACCATTTGAATAGCCCACAATTCCGTGATCTGGTTGTAGGGGATGAAGGATGACACGTTTGGATCATCCACGCCAGTTGCCCCAAAGATCTCGGAAAAAAATCCATCCTTGTCGAGACGGTAGCGCCAATGGATAGTCTTGATCACATTCGTCAACCCGTCTTCACTAGGAGCAACATCGAAGTAGGGGAAAGTCCAAGAGTAAACAGTGCGCATCTTCAGCTCCACGAAATAGTTAGTTTGGCAGTCGAAGTTGTTGACCCACCAGTAGTGTTGGTATCCCCGCCAGAGGCTGTTCCATTAGCGCCTGATGTTCCATTACTGCCAGAGAAACAAACATAATCCCCCGCAATACTTCTCCACACACCATTGCCACCATCGCCGCCTACGCCACCTACGTTGGCAGTAACAGCAGAGTTGAAGACTACCGTCCCGCTGACAATCGAAACTGTGACAGAGGAACCGGCTGAAAGGCCTGACGTATAGGATTTTGTAGATTTGCCGCCAATTCCGCCAGCGCCTCCGGAACCACCGGGGCAAGTACCAAGGTTGGGGTCATTGTCATCCGATCCGGGATTACCTGTTGCACCCGTTGCTCCCTCAGCGACTACAGTGAGAGTATTGTAGTAAGGCACGGTGAAGGATCCGCTAGTCGTAAAAACTTGCGAACCGGGCGTGACGACAGGCCTGTTACCAGCGATGACAAGCTGTAGTACGCTCAAGTCAGCCCCCCGCCGTTAATGACGAAAGTGTTAGAGGCCACGCAAAGAACCGTGGCAAGACCACGTTGGGCAAGAGACCTGTTGCCAGTAGTTGCCGTACCCGCAAGATACATCGTCACGCTCGTTCCCTGCGTGATTGTCTGCGTAGAGGCACTATTGTTATAGATCGAGATGACGTCCCCAATTGAAAAGACCCCGGAAGGAACGGTCACGCCACCCGTTGTGATGGAGATGTGCTTGCCGTTGTCCGATGCAATCAGGGTGTAACCCGTTGTCTGCGCGTTCTGAATAACAGAACGCACGTTGCCGATGCTGTCACTGATTGAAGAACTAGCTGAGATTACCGAAGCAGACAGGGTTCCTGTAAAAGTCGGGGAGGCAGACAGGACTGTACTGCCTGTACCCGTGCTGGTCGTAACACCAGTGCCACCGTTGGCCACAGGAAGCGTACCTGTGACGCCTGTCGAGAGCGGAAGGCCTGTAGCATTTGTCAGTACGCCTGAGGCAGGAGTGCCGAGAGCCGGGGTGGTCAGTGTCGGGGACGTCAGGGTTTTATTTGTCAGCGTCTGCGAACCAGCTTCCGAAACCGGAGCGTTCACGACTTCGATGACGTCAGTGCCATTGGTATAGACGATGGCCTTCTTGCCGTTGGCAATGGTCACGCCTGTCTGGCCGGACACCTTTACCGTGACGGCATACCCGCCTGTGGTGTTGTTGAAGAAGATATAGGGCTTGTTGACAGCCGGAACTTCAACGATACGAGCTGCCGTCAATGCGCCTGTGAGAGCAATGACGTAGTTGCGGCCGTTGGAGCTTGATCCGTTGGGGATCGTCAAAACGGTGTTAGCACCATCCGTCACGGCTTGCGTGACGTAGCCAGCAATCGCCTGCTCAAGGAGTGTTCCAAGGTTGGTGTTGGTCGTGGTTCCCCACGTACCAGACTGATCTCCAGTACCGATCAGTTCAAGCTTGAGGTTGGTTGAATAAGTGCTGGCCATACAACGGCTCCTAGGCGGCTATCTTGGTCCAAGTGGGATTCTGGTTAGGATTGATTTCCGTCCACGAAGGGGACTGTGCAGGGGCGATACCGGCCCAAGACGGGTTCTGGGTGGGATCGATGCCTGTCCACGAAGGGGACTGTGCAGGGGCGATACCGGCCCAAGACGGGTTCTGGCTAGGGATAAGCTGGCCCCATACAAGGACCGTTCCAACATACCCTGTTGCGGAGACCCCTGCAACAAACACCTTGGTGTCCGCCATAACAGTGGTGGACCCAACCTGACCAGTTGCAGAAACCCCAGTAACCGGAACGGAGATAGGGAAGGCAACAGTGACTGAGCCGACCTGTCCGGTTGCGGAAACTCCCGTAACGAACGCCGCAGCAGACAAGGCAGCGGTGACAGACCCAACTTGGCCTATCGCAGAAATACCAGTGACAGGAACCGTTGCTGCTCCCGTAGCCGCCGCAGATCCGACTTGTCCTATCGCAGAAATACCAGTGACAGCGACACTTGCATTTTGGACGGCGGTAACGGATCCGACTTGCCCTGTCGCAGAGACACCAGTAACGGATACGGATGTCGGTATGTTTACTGTAGCTGTGCCAACTTGCCCTGTCGCCACTCCGATGGAGACAGCCCCTGTACCAAAGGGGAGCTCGCCCCATCCAGCAGCGCGGTTCCATCCGTCAAAGACAACTATAGATGGGATTGAGGCAGTAACGGACCCCACAGCCGCCGTTGCAGAAACCCCCGTTACTACAGCACTTGCTGCTGCTGTAGTATTAACAGAGCCCACACCACCTGTTGCGGAAAGACCGGTTACGGAAACGAGGTTAGGGAGAGATACGGTAACCGATCCGACACTCGACGTTGCTGAGACGCCAGTAACTGAAACGGAAACGGAGGCAGCAGATTCCACCAACGGGCCAGAGATTGGTCCCGAAGAGATTGGGGTAGAAGCAATGCCTGCCCAATCAACCATTCAGCTATGCCCATGTCCCTACGTTTGTATTAGCGCCCGATGCACCAACCGGATAAATTAGAAAGTATGCCCCGGTTGCCGTTGTATACGCACCACCGGGAGCCGCAGACAACGTGTATTGCGGAATAAACGTGCCGCCAGCGTTAACCGAAACAGTCCCATGAATGACCGCAAGATACTGAACGCTTGCACCCGTTGTGCTGCCAGTAACTGTCGTGTTAGTCGCAACTTGGATGTACTGCATAACGTCAGGAGCGGTAACGCCCGTAAAACCAGTGGACTTAAAAAGCCCTTGATTCATATACGCAATATTGTTTAGCGTAGCCGTTCCACCAAAACCAAGACCAATGGTATGCGATGTCGTTCCCGCTGTTTTGCTGATCGCATAAACAGCATGAAAGGCATAAACCGTACTGGCACTAAGTGTAGTACCGACACCCAACATAGATTGCGCTGTATTGACGTTTGAGCCGACTAAATCGGAGTTGAGACGATAATACTGCATACCCGGCAGCAAACCACGTTGTGTGCCTTGCGGTGTAAAGTATGGAACCTTGCCATCGTACTCCATATTTCCTGCAACTGCTGGAGACAGAAGAGTTCCGGAAGTAAAAGTTGCGGTAGGGGTTGATGTACCTGTTGCGGGAAATGTGATCGGAGTAGTGATCCCCGTAGTTCCATTTATTGTAATAGCCATTGCATCACTCCGCTGGAGGGATTGGTTTTACAGGGATCGGCTCACAGACAGTTGCATCTACGTCGTAATACCATTGGTCAGCTACGCAATCATCTGGGCAAGCAGTCCAGAACAATGGAGCCGCAACTTCAAACGGGTTCTCAGAAACTTCCGCAACACGGTCACCAAGAAGTGTGCCGTCGTATTTGTAAACCTTTTCGGCCGGGGAGATAAGGGCTTGTCTCATTTTAATATTCCACGATTACTACGCCAGCCGCACCAGTGGTGGCTGTTCCACTACCTTGTGAGCCACCACCGCCGCCGCCATATGCGCCACCAGCCTCACCCGTTTGATTAGTAGCGCCATATCCCTTGCCGCCGCCACCCAAGAAAGAATTACCACCTGTACCGGTTGGGTTATTAGTGACAGCACCGTCCGTACCAGCGCCGCCACCGCCGCCTTTAATATTCAAGTCACCGCTTGACCCAATACCTCCAGAGCCGCCACTTTGACCACTTCCAGCAGAACCCCCCGTTGCAGAACAGTACGCACCAAAAGAAGATGTGTTGCCAGAGCCGCCAGCAGTAGACGCCGCACCAACCGTAACGGAAACAGTACCGCTTGGGGTTAGGCCAGAAATAATTTTAATAGCAGTGCCTCCTGCGCCGCCACCGCCGCCACCATTTCCAGTAACGCCACCGCCGCCACCGCCAACCACAGTTACCTTCACTTTTGTGATGTTAGCGGGAACGGTGAACGTGCCAGTGGCAGTAAACACTTGCAGGTTAGTAAAACCAGCTCCCGTAGAGGTTCCCTTAACAATCAGATTGCCGCCAACTGTCACGTTTCCACTAGCATCATTCACGATATTGTTCGTGCTGCCAGAAGGATGAATGATGTTAATCGTCTTGAGCGTAGACATCTTTGCTCCTTATGCCCACGTTCCTACATTGACATTCGCGCCGGACGTGCCAATCGGATAGATCATAAAGTATGATCCAATCTGACCCGTGTAGATCGGGCCAAGAGCCGACACTACCACTTGTGGGATAAACGTACCGCCAGCATTGACTGACACGACCCCGTTGAAGTTGTAGATGTGATACGCGGTAGCCGCCGCAGAGTTGGTCATCGTTGTCGTGCTAGCAGCAGTCTGAATAAAGGCGTATGCTGCTGGCGTATTGTTTGTAGGAGTAAACGAGGTTGAATCGTACCCGCGCAGCACACAATAGCTGATATTGTTCAGTGTAGCTGTGCCACCAAATGCCGTGCTGAGTGTGTGGCTTGTTGTCGTAGTTGTTTTGATCGTTGCATACATTCCTTGAAATGCGTACACCGTGTTACTGCTGAGTGTGCAGCCGACACCAAGCCAAGCCTGTGCCGATGTGCTGGATGACAGTGCTAGCGTAGAGTTCAACTCATAGTACTGCATACCCGGAACGACACCGCGCTGCGAACCTTGCGGTGTGAAGTACGGAACCTTACCATCATACTCCATGACACCTGCTGTTGCAGATGTCAGGTTTGTTCCGGAGGTAAACGTCAACGGAGGAACAGTTGTTGTTCCCGCAGTCAACGGCGTTGCCAAAAACGTGCTGCCAGACGTGGAGGGAAGTGTAATGGTGTTGGTGGTCGCAAGGCCGCTCGGTGCGTCAATGCTAACCGATCCGCCAGCCGCCGAATTGAGCTTTAGGGTCATTACACAATCGTCCAAGTTGAGCCGCTAGGAACGGTTACCGTTATTCCATTACTTACAGTCACAGGACCAAATGTCCCTGCATTGTAGTTTGTCGGAAGCGTGTAGTTCGTCGTGACGGTTATACCGTTCAAGAAGAAGATGTTGTCTGTGCCACCACCGGACGCATCATAGACACCACCCGACGCATCGCGCTGGATTGTCTTTGACGCAGCAAGCGTCAGGAAAACATCTTTGGTTCCAGCAGAGAAAGTAACAGCACTACCACTATTGCTAGAAGATAGGATCGTAGTGCGCGCGAAGACATTAGCAGACGAATACGTTCCAAGACCCACCTCCCACTCGTTCGCGCCTTGCGCTTGAATGGCATAGTAGAAAGTGTCCGCAACACTGAGGACCGCAGAAAACGTACGAAAGCCTGTCGGCGCAGTACCGGAAACTGTGAAGCTTCCAGTACCTGTCGTTGTGGACGTATCCCTAACGCGGTCCGCAGTGATATGCGCCATCTCGTATCATCCTCCGGCCTTAAGCGATCCGGATGATGGCGTTCGACGAGTCGGCAGTCGGGAAGACGACGGTGAAATCGCCAGCCGAAGCTGTCTTGTCAGAACCAAAATCAAGGATGACGACCGACGGGTTGGTGTACGTATGGGTTGGGGTGCTGTTATAGATCATCGCACCACGGGCCGTGAACGAAGCCGACGACCACGTAGCATCTGCAAAGTCAGTAAAGGCGGTCGTGCTGGTCACCGTCGGGTTGACGTTGGTAAGAGCCTTACCACCAGCCGTATAGGCCGTTCCCGAAGTATTGGTGATTTCGTTCGTCGCCGTATAGGCTGTCGTAGCAGCCGTGAACGAGGCGCTGTTGGTGTACAGTGCGATGTAGAAAGTGTCGCCGCCCGTAGCACGGAAGTCGTGGACTGCTTCAAGCAACTGCTGCTTGAAGGACGTGCACATGAAGTTACCGGTAAAAGCCATTATAGCCTCCTGATGAGTTCGGCCAGTTGTGGGTTCCCCGCATCTAGGACCGCATTCTGAAGTGTTGTTCTGTCACTCTGTATAGCATGTTTCATGTGAAACAGAATGACATGTTCCATCTGATCCCTGAAAACAAGCGCCTGTTCCCGGATCTCAGGAGGGGCATTTTCAGAAACACTTATCAGACGCTCGACGCATCTGCGCGCCCAAAACTCAGGCGGATGACCCCCGTTGGAGGTCGTGGCCACATCGACCTTCATGACCTCAGCTTGGCCCGGATTAACCCAAGACATCAGTTAGCCTTTACTCTTGTCAGACCATCACGGTAGGCATCCACGTTCTCACGACCTTCGCCGATGTTCTTGATACGGCTGACGGATTCAAGGAACCTGTTCTCATACCTCTGCTGGAGGGCGTCATCCCCCTTCATATAAGCATAGGCTTCCGACAAGCACCCGTAAAGGAGAGCCTGTTCCGCATAGGTTCCAAGCCATGTCGTGCCCGCAGTAACAATGGATTCCGGCTGGTAATAATAGTGAAGCTCGGCCGTAAACGAAGAAGAAGGGACGGGGGCAAGGATGAAGTTGCTCTCGTCAAAGAGGGCATAGTACTTAGGAATGCCAGTGGCCCCCGTCGGATTATAGTCCTGAAGGTATTCCACATCCTTATTCAGGAGAAACACTTTGGAACCATTGGACGTGATCGAAAGGCTATAGGGCGACAGGAAGTCGCTGGGGGCTGCAAGGTACTGGTTTCCGGTGGTGCAAGATCCGGAGACGTTCTTTCGGAACGTCTGTATCTGAGCAGCATAAACAATGCGCTCTTCGCAGTTGCGAATAAACGTGTCGATGTTCTGGTTGAACGTCGTCTCATCGTATTCAGTCCAATCCTTGATTGCCTGAACCAAGGTTGCGTATGTCCATGCCATCACGGGCTCCCGATTACAACGGTTACAGTACCAACGATTGCAACACCTTGGGTAGAGATGTTCTGAATAAACGGAAAGATCTCCTGACCAACAGGAACAGACATTGGTTCAATGCGGTCGGGGCGAGGGTTGAGCAAGGCTTGTGGTTCCGTCGGAGGATAAATTGGGTCAAGCTGCGGGTGCTTCATAGACCAGCACTCGTCGCACACCCTCAGGCCGTTCCACTCTCTACGCAACTGCGGGTACTTATACCGAAAGCCACAGCGGTCGCAAAGAGCCCATGAATTAAAACCATTTGCGAAGCCGGGCATATTACACCACCCGGTAGAAGTTTTGAACCGGGGTCAAGCTCAAGGCAGCACGATCACGGTCTTCGCCCGCAGCGCGCTCAAACTCTTCTTCATACACAGCCTTAAGAAGCTGAACACGTTCAGGGGCCTTCTTCATGGCGATGTAGTAGGCCAACCCTGCGGCAAGGCAGGGATAGAACCGGAAGGGAAGTTGGAGAGTATTGGACCCTGCCCCGGCATCATCCAAACGAACAAGCTTATTGACTACGATGTAGTAGTCCGTGTTGGGCTTGGGCCAGACATAAAGGACGGGGGTGATCTGACGATCCACAAAATACTGGACAGGGCGACCCTGCGTCAGCTTATTGGGAATGTTCAGATAGTACTCGCGGCTTACGCGGTCGAGCGTCAGGTCCGACTGTTTAGAAGTTCCTGCATTTGCAGTGAATCGGACAACGGCTGAGATGATGTCAATGTCAGAAGCATCCAGCGTATAGCTTTCGCTGGAGCTTCCAACATCGATGATGGATTCCTTGATGGTCCACTGGTTGAGACCACGGTTAGCCCACTCGGCAAGAAGAAGGTTGAGGCTGCGACGAGCCGTGCGTTGGTCATAACCGGTACGGACTTCAATCCCGCACCGTTCAAACGCCTCTTCAATATAGTCAGCTACGTCAAGCTCAAACGTCTTCGTACCGGAGACAGCCATCACTTACCTCTTTTTTTAGCTACCCCCGCTTCGGACAAAGCGATAGCGATAGCCTGCTTCCGATTCTTTACGACAGGACCTTTTTTATTACCGGAATGCAGGGTTCCAGTTTTAAATTCGTGAAGGACCTTACCGACTTTTTTCTGGGCTTTGGTTGGCTTCTTCATTTGGACCTCGATGCCCGCATGTTGTCTACAAGATTGGGGTATGGTCGCCCCGCCTTTTTCGCAGCGGCCTTAGCCTTAGACTTCTGGGAGGGGGACAGAGCCTTAGACTTGCCGATGGATTTGGGGCGGGGCTTTTCCCACACAGGCTTCTTAGCCATTAGCAGACTTTGCCGCCCTTCTTGTAGGCCGCGCCCATGCCACGGGTAGCGATGCCGCCACCCTTGAGAGCCACGCCCTTACCCTTGACAGCGATACCGCCGCCACGGAGCGCAATACCTTTGCCCTTGACAGCAATGCCACCGCCACGAAGGCCCTTTGGCGACTGCTGCTTATCGTGCTTCTCGTCGGCGCTAGAGGCTTCCCAATCCTTCAGGGACATGCCGCGCTTCTTGGCAAGCTTCTTGTCTTGGGCAAGGTCCTTCTTGGAGCCTTCCCATTCTTTTGTCGTCATGCCGCCCTTTTTGTAGCCCTTCTTGGTATCGTGGGCAACGTCAGCGGAGGAAGATTCCCAATCCTTCATGGACATGCCACGCTTCTTGGCCATCTTCTTGTCTTCAGCTTTGTCTTTTTTGGTGTTCTCGAACATGCCAATGTTCATGAGACCAGTAGGTGATTTGCTTGCCATGTTAAAGCATCCTCATTTTGCCAAGGCCGCGCTGGGCAATTCCTGCTCCACCGACCGATCCACCAGATTTCTTTGATACTACGCCGCCGGTTTTCTTTTTGACCATGCCGCCTTTTTTAAAGCCGCGGGAGTTTGTCTGATCGTCAGACGCATTGGTTTGAGCAACCAGTTCATCCAAAGCCCGGCGGTCAGATTCGGAAAGAGTGTTAGCCGGAGGAGCATTTTCGCTGTTCTTGCGCTCTTGCTCCATAGCTGCCTCGCGCTCCTGTTCCTTGTACTTGCGGAACTTGTCGCGGATAAACTCTGGGACGATGGAGTACTTCTCGCTGGGCTTTGCCATCTTACTTGCCCTTCTTCTTGCCGAAGCCGATCACCAGCATTATGCCGCCGCCCTTCTTCATGCCCTTCTTGGGGGCAGCTTTCTTTTTGGCCACGCCACCCTTCTTCATGCCAGTAGGAGGCATCATGGCTGGGGCCGGAGGAGCCATCGACATATCCGGGGGCATAGCCATTGCTTTACGCGGAGGAGCCATCTTCTGCTCCATCGCACGATTGCGGATGCGCTTTGCCATTGTTTCCTGCTTCATGTCCTTACGGCCCATCATTGTTTTGCTCCTGAAATGCGATCAATCTTTTCTTCCAGACGATCAAAACGCTGCATGATTCGGTTGAGGTCGTTATGGAGGTCTGACTTTGTTACGTAAGACGTGGCGATATTTTCTCTGGTCTCGGCAATCGTCTTCCAGATTTCATTTGCCGTATTGTCTGCATGATCAACGCGCTTGTTGACATAGGCAAGAGCCCAGACAATAGGACCAACAACTAGGGTCAGGATGACGTTCCAGATCATATCAAGGCCAACGGTCATTTGAATCGGCTCCCTCCGGGTGGGGATTTTTTAGAACCACCGGGTCCGGCCCAGAGAACCTTTCTAGCCCAGTAATTTGCGGAGAACTTGTCGTCCTTGCCGGGAATGCCAGCAGAACGTGCGAGGTAGCTTTTACGGGCCTCAGCAGAATAGTTGTGGCCCATAGAAGCGTCGCCAAAGTGGACGACTTTTACATCGTCCCCTTTCTTGGCAAGAACCATTTTCTTTTTCTTCGGATTTGTAGAAGCGCGCGGTTTATTGAAACCGGGAAAAGAAACTCCCCGGTATACCAATTTACCACCTGTGCGCTTGATGTCCGAAGCTTTCATCAAAATACGTCCGCATAGTTTTTAAGATTGGCGGGGCTGATAATCAGTTTTATATCAGCCCCAACCGACATCAGTAGACCTTCCGCATGACGAGGATGATTGTATAAAAATCCCCAGCGGAAGCGTCGAGCGTGGTAAACAGGATGTTGCCCGTCTTCCCCGCACCGGCGTTGTTAATCAGGCCACCAAAATCAGCGAAGTCCATCGTCTGCATGACCTGTTGTGGAACCGACAGGATAGTGACGTTTGTTGAGGCTCCCCACAACAAACGAACTTCCATGCCATGTGCGGCAGCGTAGATTCTGTCGATCTTGACACCCGTACAGGCTTTACCCTGAAACGAGGTCAAAGTAGACACATCCACTTTGGTCACAGCAGTCTCACCCGTGCCATCAGAGGCATTGGTGAACTTCATGATGAGTTCTTTATCCCCTTGGAAGAGGATCTGAGTGGCAACTGTATCAGCCATCAGAGCCTCCTATTAGGGGTTGATGACACCGGGCTGGACGTAAGAAACGACGAGGTAGCCAGTGCCTGTACCAGTGTTGGTCGAGGTCAGCTTGATGCGAACGTCGGTAGTGCCGACGTTGTACCAGTTGCCGACACGTGTTGCGTCAGCGCCTGCCGTAGCAGTGATGATGCCGAGAGTGCCGCCTGCAACTGCTGACGCTGCCGTCAAAGCCGTGGCCGAAGCAGAAGTGCCGATGCCAAGAGTGCTGGCAACGCCGCTCCAGACAACGCCAACGTACAGCTTGATGTCGGTGATCGTGCTACCAGCGGGGAGGACGATGTTTGTCGTGTAGACGCCGTCTGCGCCGGGGCCTGCCTGTGTGACAGCTTCCGACTGCATGAGGACAACATTGCCTGTGTTGGCAACGTCCTGACCAAGCGTTGTGCCCGTGGTGAACTTGATTGGACCGGCTTTAATAGGGCCGGAAAAAGTAGAAGTACCCATGATGATCTCCTGTCGTGGGGTGTCTGCCGAATGGCAGTCAGGGACTAGATGACGCTACAATAAAAAGGGGGGCGGCACAAGGCCAACCCCCCTTAGTCAGTTACGTATATACGCCTTACGCGCCCGGCGAACCGTACATTGCGCGCGGGTCAGACCAGCCGAAGCTATAACGCTCACGAGCCTTGTAACGGGCGTTGCCTGTTTCAAAATCGCCTTCCATGGCGGTCTTGAGCGAGCTACGCACGAAGTGCTTCATGCCGTTAGGAGCATCGGTCTTAACGAACCAAGCATCAGGGTCCGTCAAGAAGTGGTTGATGGCGAAGCCCTGCGGCATGTAACCACCCGAACGCAACGCATTGATATCGTTGTCGGAGGTGGAGACGCGCTGCTCGGACTTGAGGATACGCTCGGCGGTGAACTGAAGTGCCGGAGGCAGAATCAGCTTCATGCCGCGGAGAGCGATCTTCAGACCACGCTCGTCGATGAACTGCGCAATGTCGATCAGGGCCTGTTCCAACGAGGTTTCGTTGAGGTCAGCCGCAGTCGCAAGCGTGTTCGACCAAGTGCCGCCACCTGTGGTGGGGTGCGCATTGTTCACAAGCGAGACGCCGTCGCCGCCGAGGTAGCTCGACGAGAAAGCGTTGTTGAGAACCGAAGCGCCCTTCACCTGCTTGGTGTTGGACATCGAACGCGCCAGAGCGCGAGTATAGCGAGAGCTGAGTTTGTCGTAGAGGTTGTCCTCCACAGCTTCCTCAGTAATCGCAAATGCGAGAGCAATAGTCTCATGCGTATAGCGGGCAGTGAAAGCTTCACCAGCCGTGTCGTACGCAATTGCAGCGCCTTCGCCCTTGACAGGAGCCTGACCGAAGCCAGACAGCATGACTTCTTCTTCAAACGCACGATCCGAAGATTCGGTGTCGAAGATTTCAGCATGCTCGTTGTCGTAACGGTCGTACTCCATACCGAAGAGGGCGTTAAGACCCGGCTCCAGTTCTTTAAGGAGTTGTGAACGAGTAATAGCCATTGTTCAGACTCCCTTAGACGCCTGCACCAGTACCGTTAGCATTGTAACGGTAGAAGTGGTTGTTGAGGAGAACGATAGCCAAACGACCAGCGACTGTAGCATCCGAACTGGCAGGAGTGTCCTCGAAGCCAAGAATACGGAGGTTCAGCGTGTTGGTTGTGTTGACCGTCGAAACGGCGAGCTTGCCAGCAGAAATGCCGGTAACTGTGCTGCCGGTTGTCGCGGTAGCAAAGTTGGCGTTGGCATGGACGATAGAGTCCGCAGCCGCAGCATCGGTGTTGATCAGGAAGGCCTGATCAGGGTGAGCCGACACAATACCTGTAGCGACAGAGTTCGCATAGCAGGCGGCAGTGCCGGGGAAGAACGGCGACCACTTGGGTTTGCCGGTCAGGTCGATGTAGTTGCAGCCAAGAAACGCGCCCAGAATCGGAACTGTGCCACCGTTGGCATTGCCAACGATGTCAATCATGCCGTTCGACAGCGGGATAACAGGGGAACCCTGATAGATCACGCTCGACGTACCGGCAGTTGCCGAAGTCTGAATGTTGAACACAATGTCACCATTGGTGTTCGCGCCGCTTCCAAGCATACGGTACGGGCGAAGCCCGAACGAGGCATTGATATTTGCCATTGCTCAGATCCTTGTGATTATTCGGAAGAACGATTTCCGCCGAAGGTTACCCGTGATTGCCGCTCAGGGCGAACCATAGGCATTGAGGGGTGTTGCTCACGCATGAGATCGTTGTCCACTGCCTGAAGCTGCTGTTGAGTCTGCTTCCGGAAGTATTCAGTTCTCTGGCGAACGAGTTCATTTGGAATACGAGCAAGGACCAGTCCGCCAACTGCGATAACGCCAGCAT